CTATCAGTACACGCGCGCGCATATTGCTTACTTTTGGTTTCATCTAAATCAATCCACTCATAGAATGTTTTTTGTGGTAATTCATTTTTTAAACATGCTTTTCTACAAGATAATCCACTTGATATATCATTACAAATACTATCAATTATCTCTTTTTTCTTTGCTTCTGAGTACGCCATGTTATTCATATCTTTTTTGTAAAATAGCACTTTGACATATATCACAATTTTCAGTACTATGCGTGTCTAATACCCTGCCCAGATGGTCATAATCTGTATCTAAATATTCTATTGTAGTTTCTTTGCCATTAGTATAAATTATCCCAAACGCATCCAAAAATGATATATCGCTTGTATTTATAATTAGATTTTTTTGTTCTTTAGTTAAAAAATCTTGTCCTTCTGTCATTAGTCTATAGTGTAGTGTTCCCATATCAACAATGTTTAAATATCAACATAATAAGTGAAATCAATCCACAAATATCACCGAATATAATAAACGGGATTCCTACTTTAAGTAGTCTTATTTTATTTTTTGTAGATATTTTTATATTCATTAGTTCAAAGAATAAGAATGTAAATACATCACATCAATAGCAGGGTGAATTGGTTTTAGTTCCCTTATCCATTCGTTAAGGATCCGGGTTGCGGTATCTTGTGGTAGTTTTTTAATGTGGTTATGTTTCATGGTATTAGTCTAAGCGCTTCCGCTAAACCTTCTTCTAGTGCTTCTTCATAAGTTTTAAAAATAGTAAATCCATCTAATATATTCTTTTGAAAATGCCTTTTACCATGCGCGTGAATTTGAGCTGCATATTTTCCCTCTTCAAGATAACAAGCAGAATCAACATCAATGTAAATTTTATGTTTTTCCCTTAGCCATTTTTGAAGGAGGGATTGAGTTGGGGCTAATGCTAAATGAAATTGACCAGAAACACTATCTTTTGGGAAACTTTCAAACGCATCCATTTCTGGTTGAAGATCGTGGTATCCTATATTGTATATATAATTACAGCGAATTTTATCTAACCCCTTTTCTTTAGCCAATTTAGCCGTTTCAAAACTGATTAATTGTTCTTTCATTTGTCTTTAATTACGTTCCAAGTTTTAAGGGTTATTTCGCCCCGTGAATTGAAATATGCAGGTTCTTGGTTTTTACTTCCCCTGGTGTCGTAGTTTATTTCTATTACTGTTTTAGGCTTCATTTAATTCAAAATATATTTAGGCCAATTTACCACTTTATAAAGGACACAGTTACAACACTCGTTAGATAAATCAATATCTACGTATTCAAATACCCCCATTTTGCGGAGTATTTCCGATGTTGCTATTAAAGTCCAATTGTTCACTTCGTTCTATCATACTTTTGTTTTAAAAAAATGAGTTATTAGACTACCCATACTGGCGTTTGTACGTATCATACTATTTCCATTGTGAACCTTTCATCTAATAAACGAATACGCTCGTTTTTACTCATTTTATTTTTTAATAAACCCCGGTATATTTCAACCGGGGTATTCTCTATTTGCAGCGGAAAAATGTTTTGTAGCTAATACTTCCAATTAATTTGGCTGTCCCTCGCAATTTACCCCGTGTCAAACAGCGTTCACGGTTGCCGTAATTAGGTACTTATTAGTACTTCCTTGGCCCTCCCTTAATTTTACCTTTTAGCATCATTTCTCCTTCGTTTTGGTTCTTTATTAATTTGATTACAAATATAGTTAAATTTTAGACAATTAAGTTGTTTTTAAGTTTTTTAAAAAATCACAAATAGCTTCATTTGAATAGCCAAATAAAGAGCCTAGCAAGTAATGATCAGCTTCCGTTTTAGGCTGCTTCGGTAATGAATCAATTATTTTAGATAATTCATCACGAATATATACCCAAAAGGTAACCCATTCATCGCTTAATTCAACCGCTTTAAATTTACAATTTTCCATAGTGCAAATAATTTTAGCGAATCGTAAATCTTTTCGCATAATGGGCATCATAGCGGCTGGTTTGCATCCCCTATAAACTAACTGGCATAACTCTGTCAATTGGCCTTCACTAAAATCATTCATATTTCAGTTCATTTATTTTTAAAATACAAGCTTTTGGGATACATATTCCACCCATACCTGCACCTAACGAATAATCACTTACTCCTGATAGGTGGGGTATTATCATTATCGATTCATCGTTTTCCTTAATTACGAAGCCGACAGAATAACACATTTGTAAGGTGGGTTCTGATAATTCTTTTATAAAATCCCAAGTTTCATAAACGGAATATGAATCTACCCACTCAATCAATATTAATCTTTTTTTATTCATATTTAGACAGTTACGAAAAAAACAACGGTAAATATTATCACTAAAATGAATAAGATATAGCCTACAATGGACCATCTTTTTTCGAATGTGTAGTCAGGAGGGTTCATATTATCGCGTTTAATACACATTTACCGCCCGCATTCATGTTATTTATCTTTATAAATCCAGGTTCAGATTTGTAGATTTGTTCTTCAGCGCTGATTTTTATATCGATATTAGTTAGCTCCCTGCGCAGTTGGATGAATTCCTTTTCATCGAGTTCATGGGCGTGTTTTTCGATCGTTGTGAAGATATTATCCCTTCTTTCTTTTAACTCTTTGAGGGATGTTTTCGGAAAATCATATTGTTTCGTTTTCATATATTTTTTGTGTTGATTTTTAATATTAACTGATTTCGAATTAATGTGAGTTCTTTTATTCTCAACTCATTAGCCTTATTTTTTTGGCTTAAAATATTATATAATTCATCTTTTCTAACTTCAATTCGAGCGATCGAATTAACTTTTTTTTCTTTTATGTGGTCAAATTCCCTAGTTATTTTTTTTAACTCGCTAATCAAATGCTGAATTTCGGATTTTAACTTACCTATTTCAATATCTTTTTTTCTAATTTCTTTAACAAAAGCCCCTATTATTTCGTGGCTTTCATATTCGCGCCTGAGCCTTAATACTGTCCTGTCGATAAAATCACTCATAGCTTTTTGAATCTTATTATACATTCCATATTACCGTGTCCAGTAGCCTTGTATCTAGGCGGCTCAGCGGCGTATCCTTTCCTATGTTCGATTATCGAACAATCTTTAGGTATTTTAACTGATTTCCTTCCCATCAGGAAAGCTATCCAAAAAATACCTAATAATGAGATTATGGTCAGTAGTGCGCTCATTTTTTTATGCTTTTAAAATAAATTTTCCACTTAAGTATTGAATGTTCTTCCCCCAATTCATCACGAAGGATTATTTTATCATCACGATAACCAATCACTTCATATGTCATGCCTTTTATAAAATCTATACAACCGGCCTGATATTCAAGGGTTTTCGTGCATCTTAATTGCTTTTCTATTTTCATTGTAGTCCAACTATTAAGCAAAGTGCAAGGACTAGTCCAATAATTACAATTATCCCTAAAACTTTAAGGATGAAAAATTGTTTTTCTTCGTGTGTCTTTTTCATGAGTTTATGTTTTTGTATAAATTTCCCAACCTTCATCAAATATAGGATCTTGACGATAATACCAGAATTCATCCCAATTAAGTATTAATCCATCTTGGTCAATTAAAGAATAAGGAAATTCTGGATTAAATCGAACCCATTCTTCATTATTGAAGTATTTATGAGTAATTTTCTTTCCTGTTTTGAGAGCGCTTTTAGCTTCTAATCTAGTCATGGGTTTATTTATATTTTAATAATTCGATTGCTTTAATTATTATTACGCTATCTATATCACTTAATGTTATTGTTTTAGACTTACTACAGATCTTTAACATTTCGCGATACGGTTGAGGTATTATTAACCTCAGAATGTCTAATGCTGATGATTCGTTCATGAGTTTATTTTTTTAAAATAACTTTCCTTCGTTCCTATATTATGATTTTTTCTTTCGTCTTCCGTCAACTCTTTTTCATCATCACACATTGAACATCGCATTTTTGAAAATTCTTTTGGCGTTGTGTGTGTTAATTGGTAATCATGCTTTCCATCATTTAAACAATCGGCCTTATAAGGCTCATAATTAAATGAAATTGAAGTTGTAAATACAAATGATTTTCCGCAGTGTCCGCACTCCATTTGGTGTGTAACACCTTCTTCATATCCAAAACCGTCATCATGGCAGATGTCAAGTTCTTTTTCGCAATATGGGCATTCTATATCCATTTTTTTAAGTATTATTTGTTTAACATTATTTCAATTTGTCTAAGCATAAGCAGGGAGTCTATTGTATATTTATCACGGTCGACCGTAATAGTTACATTCTCTTTTTGTGCCCTCTTATAAGCTTTATAATATCCCTGGCGGAATATTTCCATTGCCTCAGCTTTGGTAATTACTTTTTCTGATTTAGCGATTTCATTATGTTCAGAAATAGAAACAGATACAGAAGCTACAAGAGATGAAACAAGTAAAAAGCCTACTAATATTATTAATGTTTTCATATCTCGTTATCTTTAAGTATTTCGATGGCCCTGGTGAATTGGGCTATTTCATCTTTCATTACTGAAACCTCAGTATTAGAATATTCTGGAAAGTCAATCATTCGTTTATTTAAACAAATAGCGGATTCAAGCCGTTTAATTGGGGCGGTTAGTTTCATTTTTCCACCTCCATCCAAAACCAAAAATTGAAACTTTTATTAACCATAAATAAAAATGGTACAAAAAAAGAACCTAAAACATCAGCCCATAATGGCCAATTTGTATCAAATATTGTTGTGTATAAATGAAAAGCGCCTATCCAAATAAGCCCGAAAATTAACAAACGAATTACAATATCACCTATACCAATTTTTACGAGTTCATCTTGTTTGTTTGTTTTCATGTCAAAAAGGCATTTTCTTGTTCAACTTTAAAAAATCACGGATAAGTAAGGAGGTTTGACCCCTCATACTTCGGCTTAATTCTTTACATGCTTTAATGTAGTCTGCATGTTCTTGGTCAGTAAGTTCTACTTTTTCAACTGTTTTCATTTAAATGTTTTAAATATTGTACGTCAAATATACATAATAGTTTCGTAATAAACAACTATTTTATTACAATATTTCAATATATTCCGGATCCAACCATTGCCCTTCAGTAATTTTTAACAGAAAACAAAATCCTTCGTAGTTAAAAACGAACTTACTTAAGTTCATTTCATCTGCCTTTTTTTTAAGTAATTGTAATAGCTCTGTAAATGATTCGCCGGAGTTATTTATAATTATGTCCTTGACCCTTTCATCTATGTTTTGGTGGATTTCCCTTATCCTTGTATTACTATCAATCAGGTTGTGTATTGTTTTAATTGAGTGTAAAACCGTTGAATGATCATAATTTCTTACTTCTTCACCTATGGCTGAGCTGGTCAGTTTAGTGTATTTGTTAAGATAGAAGCAACAAAATTGCCTTGCCTCAATAATAGCTCTCTTACGCGTGTTAAGCATGACATTTTCAGGGGTCACAAGTACTTTTTTTTGTGACCATAAAAGCAAGGGGATATTATTCAGCTCCTGGCAAACTATCGGTAATAATTGATTTATTGTTATCATAAATTTAAATATTAGTTAAATCAACGTAAAAACACTCAAAATTGATAGCTAGGTATTTTTTAACCTTTCCCTCATCTATTAACTCGTTAATCGAAATTTGACCAATTTCTATGCTTATATTGGCATTTTTTAACTCAACAAATAAACCCACCATGGAAATCACATAAGGGTATTTTTTTAGTTCTCGCCTTAAAAGGCAGTAATCAGTAATTATTTTTAGGATTCTTTCTTTCATCTTTCAAAATTTTATGTTCGGCTCGATAAATTCGTTAGGGTTTAAGTCTAATTGTTTTAATATTTCATCATCTTTTTCGGTTGCTCCTGTGAAATTAGGCTCTATTTTTAAAAATGCTGAGCCTAGTTTACCATTACGATGTTTTTCGAAATATATTTCTAACATACCCCTGGTACTTTCGTTATTTTCATCCTCTGTTATTCCGTAATATTCAGGCCTGAATAAAAATGCAACAATATCAGCATCCTGTTCTATGGCCCCTGATTCGCGCAAATCAGATAAATGCGGTCTTTTATCTGGTCTCGTTTCACACGTTCTGTTCACTTGCGACAAACAGATAATTGGAACTTCTATTTCTTTTGCAATTTCCTTTAAGCTCCTTGAAATATAGCTTACTTGACCTTCTCTATTACCTCCATTACTCGAATTCATTAACTGTAAATAATCAATAATTATCATATCAATTCCGTACATTCTTTTATAAAGCAGAACTTTCGCCCTAAACTCAGTAATAGTAAGTCCTGCTGTGTCATCAATTATCAAATCCATGGAATTAAAAGACTCCTGAGCCGTATTTATCTTACTCCATACATCATCATTGAATTCGCAGGTCTTAAAAAATCCGTTTTCAATCTTAGTTTCAAGGGCTATCAATCTTATAACTAACTGCTGTTCGCTCATTTCAATTGAGAAAAAGACAACTTTAAAACCTATCTTAGTAGGGTAAGAAGCCAGCATAAGGGCAATAAATGTTTTGCCCATCGATGGCCTAGCGGCTATAATTATCAAATCTGTTTTTTGCCACCCTAAAGTAATTTTATCGATCGAATTAAAACCTGAAGGTATGCCGGATATCTTTTTACCTGATTTTATTATTTCTTCAAAACTTAAAATAACATCCTTTACGATTTCTTTAATAAACCTACCTGTTTTTTTTACCCCTTGGATAATTATTTTGTTCAATTCCGTTGACGAATAGTCCAGTAAATCGCTTACTTCAATACTTTCATCGAAAGCCTGGTTTTGAATCTCTGATGATATTCTTATCAATTCGCGCTGTATAAACTTCTGCTGAATAATACGGGCGTGAAACTCGACATGTGCGCCTGAACCAATATTGTTTGTTAATTCTGAAATATAAGCAGCACCGCCAATACTTTCCAAATTCTTGTCTTTTCGGAGTTGCTCCATACAAGTCATTAAATCAACTTTTTTCCCGGAATCAAAAAGATTGATAATTGATTTATAAATATTTTGATGTTCGTCCCGATAAAATGATTCAGGCTTTAAAATATTTGCAACTTGTGATATGGCATTACTTTCAAGCAGACAGGCTCCAAGTATTGCCATTTCAAAATCAATTGACTGCGGAGGTATTTTTCCTATCTCAAAGCCCGGAGTGATAGCCTGGAAACTCTGGGGCTTTTTTGTATACTGGTTTTGCATCTTGTTTTATTTTATTTTCATTTATCCATTCAGATTTAAAACCAGCCCAACTTTTTTCAGCAGCCAGTTTAATGCATTCATTAGCGGCATGTCCAGATAGTTCAATTTCTTTCTTAATGGCCTTAAAAGCTGTTTCTGAATTTACTGCCTTTTTCTTTGCTCTTACTTTTAACCAATCTGAGACTATTTGTTTTTCTATTCCTAAATCAAGTAAAGAATTTTTGAAATCGAATACATCTTTTTTTATATTCTCTTCTTTACTATTCTTTCCTTTACTATCCTCTCCTGCTTCGGGGGTGGCTTTAGCCTCCTTAAAGCCTGGCTTTAGCTTTCCTTTTTTTCCTCTACCACCACTACGACCTGCATCGCTTAACTTTTGTCTATATTCTATGTGTTGTAATATTCTATTTGAATATATACCATCTTTATTTTCATAAAACAGCAATATTTTAAGACAAAAATCAATCATTATAATTAAATCAGCTTTATCCATGTTTAAGCCAAGTGAAAGCCCGGCTAAAGCATCCCTTTTTATAAATCCCTTTGATTCGCATAAACACTCTAATAATGAAAAGTATATAGCATATCCAGTCCAACCAAATTCAGCCCTTAGTTCTAAAATTTTCTGGTCGTTTCTGGCGTTATAATCATGATCAAAGTAAAATGAATTTTTCATAATTTATTATTTTACCAACACATTTTTTTCTATATATTCGAATATAAATTGATTATATTTATTCTTTTGAATTTCTTTAACGAACCAAGTCCAGTAAAAATTAGGGATTGAACTTAATTCCTGACCCTTATATTTTCCAAAAGTCATTAACTTAATATCATCTTTAGGTTTATCAAATTGATTGTAAATATCTAAATCACGCCCCGAAATATCGTTATTTGTAAGAATCCTTATTCCGTTATGAATACACCATAAATTGTCTTTTTTTTCAATTATTAAATCATCAACTTTTCCAAATCTTTTAAAATTTCCTACAAAATCAAAAACATAAGATTTTACTTTGTTAGGATGAGGCCTCACACACCTACCAATTATTTGATAGTATAGCCCTAAAGACATTGTTGGTCTGGAACCAATTATGCAATCCAATTCAGGAAAATCAAATCCTGTTGTTAAAACCCCAACATTAACAACGGCTTTTAATATACCTTCTTTAAATAATTTCAAAGTATTAGCACGTTCCGTTTTATTGGTAGTTCCTGTAACCAAACCGCAATTATGATTACCTATTAACTTTTGTAATTCGGTTGCGCTTTCAATACTTTCAACAAAAATCAATATATGCTTTATAACTCCCTTATTACAAATGTCATGGAATAAACTAGTTATTTTTTGAAGTACTGAATTTTGCATTAATGATACGCTTATTGACCTTTCGGTATAATCGCCGCCTGTCGAATTTATCATTAATTTTGATTCGTCAAAATCAAAAGAAAAATAGTCTATATCTGCAAACCATTTGTTTTCTTTCATCTCTGAAATCTGAGTAATATGTATATACTCATTAAAAAATTTTGGTCGCATCCTGTCCAGCATGCATATTTTGGCGTGGGGTACAGGAAAGTTATATCTTTTCATCCTTATAGGGGTAGCTGTTAATCCTAACACTTTAAGTTTAAGGCTGTCAAAGAATTTTTTATACATAGTACCCTCTTCTGGACTAACAAGGTGACATTCGTCAACGATGCAATATTGAAATTCAGAAAACAATTCAGGCTTATTAACAACGCTCCCAATAGTCGCAAAAGTTACATGGCTTATTTTTTTTCTTCCCGCGCTTGCAGAATAAATTTCAGCAAATTCGCCGTATGATACATATTTAGAAAAATTCTGTTCTAAAAGTTCCTTTGATGGTTGAAATATTATTAGTTTACCTTCCAGTTCTTTTGCTATGTTAGCAATAACAAGCGATTTTCCAGAACCAGTAGGTAAAATTTCAACTACATTTTTTTTTGATTTTCCTTTAAAAAATTCAATTCCTTTATCTACCGCTTGCTGTTGATATGGTCTTAATGTATATTTCATAACTCAAAATTTAAGAATAAAAAAATCCTGGGGTTGCACAGGTACGAAGAGACCCTCCCAGGATGTTATATGAAACGTAAACTTTTAGTCTTAAATTCATGATACTTCGTTTAAAATGTGCAATGCAAATATACTACTTTTTTTGATTCGAAAAACTAAATTCCTAATAATTTACATATCCCTTCGTATTTTTTGTAAATCATTTCCATGGCCTTTTCGTTATTGAAGGGAAATGGAGTTTCGCTCCATAGTAAGTAATCACAATACTCATCCGTAGCCCCTGGGAAGTAATATCTAATTATTTCATTCCAAGTCATTTTTTCTACCTGTTCTGTGGTTAATTTTTGTTTCATAATCAGTTATTTTTTTCTTAAAATACCATCAATCCCTCTTCTTTTTTCTCTCTCAATAGCTAATTTCTTCATTTCGGGCTGTTCTTTTCCTTCCCTGAACATGGCTGAATGATGATAACATACCGTCCAGTATCCTGTTTTTGGCCATACCATACCTCCAGAACATCCCTCATTTTCGCACCCTTTAACATCACACCAACCATAATAAGGTATATACGTTTGTTTTTTACGTAACTTAGGCGATGGTATTACTTTTTTAGTAGGCATTAACTCAGTAACAGCCTGCCTAAACCTTTCGCGGGTCATTTCCCTGGATTCGAAAACAGTTATTTTATCAAATATTTCATCTATTTTATTCATATATTTCCCTCCATATTATTTTACGTTTCCGAAATCCATCGTTACAATTGTGAGGTGATTTTCTTGTAAATTTATCTCTCCCACATAAAAGACATTGATATCTTATTGGTTTTGAGTTACATAGTTTTTCAATCACTCTTTTAGCGCCTAATATGTCATCTCCTTTTATTAGGGCGCGGGGTAGGAGGTTAGATAGCTTTTTCATGTTATAATTTCTTCGCATCTACTAATTTTATCAAAATCAACCGTAAACCCCTTTAATTCAAAGGGCTTAAAAAGTATCTGAGATTCACCGACAAATTCAATTATTCCGTGCTGCTCGTGCTTATGTTTTTTTATTTCATAGCGCAACAAAACTACCTTACCTTCTAATGTTTTTGAAATTATCATATGCTTTATTTATAAATTCCTATCATTTTATTAATCTGTTCACGGTCAAAATATTTGCCTTTTATAAGCTCTTTTTTAACTTCAGTAGATTTTTTAATAGCTTCATTAAGTTCAGGAATAGATAATTTTAAGTATTGATATTTCAATTCGTGGCTTTTTAAAATATCTATGTATTCCGGGCTATGATGTTTTATAATTCCTAAATCAAAGTTTCTTTCATTGCCACTGAGATAATTATTACAAATTGAACACTGCTGAAAAACATTAAAAGCATCGAATCTTAATGAGTGATTTGATCCAACACTATAACGATGCCCTGCGTGTCGTTGTCTTGTGAATGGTTCATTCCATCCATGCGAGCAACTTATACACCCTCTATCAAAATCAGTTAATCTAACTATTGAATTAATTATTGATTGTAATATTTTTTCAAGTTGGCTATGTGTTAAGAGTGTCTTTTTTATTTCTATGGTTTCTTTTTTCTTTTCAAATACAACCATTTTTTTAGCCCGCAACATCGACTTATTAATTAATTCTTTCCCTGGTTCAGAATTATAAAGCCAATTTTGATAACATTTTTGACAAAGTCCGTATCGAAAAAGATATTTTTCTTCGCCACAGCCAAAATCTTTTGCCTTTCCGATTCCTTTACAATATTTCTTTTTTGCCCGAATCATTTGCTGTAATTATTTAACCGTAAAATAGCGTTGTTAATATGATATTCAGCATCAATCAAGTTACTCTTAATATAATGCTCCGAATATGAATCAAAAGCGATAGAATGCAGCCTATCTGCCAAACCGTGCAATTCGTTTTTTATTTTTAGTATTTCTTCCATTTTAATATCTTATAAATTGTTCCTGAACCGTTAAAAAACTTCCGACAATATAAGCCTCATGATAATAATTTTTTATTTTAGAATACTTAATTTTGCTGTTTTTACGTGTTTTGGGGTTGTAATATATAAAATCGTAGTCACACCAGCAAATAAGTATATCGTTAGGATTTGGGGTCAATAAATCATATTTAGGTGTATCATTATAGTGACCTTCAGAATCGTAATGTTCTGCCTGAAATTCTAACCAGGTTTTAATTAGAATTGAATCCTGGGCCTGACAGATAAAATATAGGCTTAGGAATAGGGTTGATAAGAGTAGTTTTTTCATGGCTTCAAAGCTTTTAAAATGCCGATACGAATAGATTGATTATTATCTCTTAAAACATCACATAAAAGAGAAATATTTTCATGTATTTTATCTCTGAGTTTTAATTGTTCCTCGGATGCTTTTTGCCAATCTTTAACACCACAAGCATTTTGAATCATTTTTGCAGTAGTAGTAACTCCACGATGAAAATTGCTTTTATTAGAACAATTCTGATAAAGAGCACCACACATTTTTTTATATGAATCACCAGAATCATTCCTTACTTTTAATAGTTCATCATAAAGCCACTTATAAACCTCAATTTTAAGTTTAGGATCAATAGCCAGTGCCAAATCAATACATAAAAATGGGTGCATCCAAGTGCCTCCGTTTGCTCCCCTTTTGGTTTCAATAACATGGCCAAACTGCAATTCCATTTCTTTTATAAATTCTTTGTTTGATTGAGAATCTATCCACGACCTAAAATCAAACATTTTAATTGAATTAGACACGCGATATTTATTGCCAGCCATTACAATATCGTTTGCGCATATAAAGCCTGTTTGATTATTTTGGCTTACCAACTCACCAAATAAAGACCTTTTCATTATTACTTCTGTTTTCATAATACATATATTTTCAACAAATATATAATGTATTTATTTAATTACAAAATATTATTGACTAAAAATTAAGCATTATAATTCTGATTGTATTTCATCCTCAATTTCATCCTTCCAATTCGGATCCGGGTCCGGGCAGTCAGCTCCAAACCATTCCATTAAAAAGTTTTGAAGGTTCGCGTAATATTCCATCATTTCAACCGTACGCATTTTTGTAGTTGTAGGCACAAATGGTATAGTGATTACTTCGCCGGTGTTTTTATTAACAATCTTATTTGCCGGATAGTTATCCCATTCATCTTTTATTCGCTCGATATATTCTTCAGGTATTATCCTGTTTTCCGGGTTCTTGCAAAATTCATGGACAAATGTTAGAGATATACGCTTACCCCATTCTTTCGAAAAACAATCTTGTAATACCCGATAAGGGATTGCCCACATCGCGCTATTTTGCTTTGTTGACCTTTTCTTATATGCTTTTTCGAGGGTTAAAAAATAACGGCCTGGCAGCGAGATTTTAAGCGCGTCCTTAAATTCTTTTTCTTTAAGGATTAACAACTTACCCCCTTCTTTTAAATCTGCTATGGCCGTTATCTTTTTCATTCTTTTGGTTTATTTAATCTTAGTAAATTTTACAGTCGGATTATTCGGGTTGTAATTCGCCGGTATAATTCGCCGGTCATTTATCAAAATCCCTTCCTCGGTAATATCGAGATGTAAATCATTACCAGACATTAGCTTATAAGCTGACTTCATTTCTTCCTGAATCATTTCAAGTTCCGACTTCTTTTTAAGCCATTCGGGCGAGCTCGAATAATCCCACGTTCCTGACTGCATCCTTTCAACTTTAAACCCGTTAAATGTATTTACCCCGCTTTCAAATTCAGATACCGCATAGGGGCGTATCTTGTCGTTAGCTGCTTTAGTTACTTTTTCTAAATCTGAAAGCATCATTCTGGCTTCAAGTGCTTTCGATTCTCCGTTTTCAACCGCTTCGGTGATTTCGGAAATCCAGTGGTATATTTCTTCTGTTTTCATATTAAAATGGCAGGTCGTCTTCCTGTATGTTTTCGTGATGTTCTTGTATATCTATATTTTCCGGAGAAATAAGTTTTTTATATTCTTCTGAACTTTTAATTTTGTCTTTAATAAAATCAGGAAAAGACTCTAAAATTTTTGTGTCAAATTTCTCCTCGTAATTAAATTCAAAATTTTGATTTACCTGATTTGGACAAACCATACCTTTAGGCATAGCGGCAACGCTAGAAATAGTCTCGTATTCGTTACCCTTTTTAGTTAGCTTATGAATTATGGAAAGCATGCAGGGTACGCCTAATAAATTAGTGATATCAAATTTTTCGGCCTGCTCTTCAGTAAATCCTTTTCCTCGCCAGCTTTCTAAGAACTTCCTTAAATTTGATTTCTCGTTCATCGATAGCGTAAATTCCTGACTAATAACCATCGGTTGTTCTCCTTTTTCTTCTTTAAAAACACGTAGTTCTGTAGGTAATTCCCAAGTTATACGTACTTTGTTCATTCGTTTCATATCGCCCATTATATTCTCTTCAATAGTACCTACATGGATCATTGAGTAGCATCTTGCTGGGTAATTTCCGGCAGGTATAAGCTCGCGCTTAACTCCTGAATTTGTTGCGTTTATTGACATATTATCTATTTTTATTAAAGGTTGATTTATTGTTCATATAGCCTTTACGCTTGGTGTGTTTAGGCGTATAAGCAGGGGAGGCAGAATAAAAACTTTGCGCATACACAAATGGTAGCATCATGTCTATTCCGGGTTTTAAAAACAAAGTATTTCCCATATATTTTTATGTTTAAATTAGTGATTTTAATTGAGTTAACAAAATGTTTTACAGGTTTTCTACTTGTAATTTAGCCCATTTTTTAAAGGCTTCGAATTTGAATATTATGTCAATAGATACCTAGTCGTTTTCTAACCCAGCCGGAGCGGTAATTGAAAGGCCGTCAATCCAAACATTCATTTTTTCTTTTTTTGGAGCCTTAGCAGCTTTTTCACGCGCTTTTATTTCTTCAATAGCAAGCCGTTCAGCATCTCTTTTGGCTTTGTCGTCTGCATCTTTTTTGGCTTTCAATTCCTTTTCAAGTTTTTATTTTGCTTCGCGAGCGGCTTGTATTTTAGCATCCGAATCCGCTTTCTGCTTGTCCGCTAATTTCTGAGCCTGTTGGCGCTCATAAATGATTTGCCTATCTTTTTTATCAGATTCCTCCTTAAGCCTTTCATTTTCGGCTTTTATTTTTGCCTGTTCTTTTTCATGATTAGCTTTCGATTTTTTTAAATCATCAATTACGGAATTGAAATTTTCCTCCGACATTTCCCGGAAAGCATAATTTTCAGAAGTCCAGAATTGCCTATACTTAAGAGCCTGCTCGCGCCTGTCGCTTGCAATTTTATCAAGAATTGCGTTAGCTATTCTATCGGCTTCCGCCTTCTTTTCTGCATCAATCCGAGCTTGATAAGCTACTTTAACGCCTGTTAAATATGACTGAAATACCATTTCTTCCATTGTACTTAAGGCTAATGGCATAATATCTGTATAAGGTAACAACAACTCTCTTCTATCCCTTCCAAGCTTTTCAATTCTGTCGTGTTCCTGATTTTCAAAGAATTTCTCTATCGCTTCAAGCTTTTCTTCTTTCCCTTGCGAAGCGAATAATTGCGCATTTTTCCACCCGTCAACAAAACGCCCACCTTTAAGATAGAAATCATTTACCTGCTTGTGAATTTCAGCAGTGCCAGTTCTAACCTTTACATACTTATTACGCAATTCTTTAGCCTTTTTGCATGTTTCTTTTTCGATAGGCATATTTACAATCTCGTTAAACTCCCCTTCTAATTCAGTCATTTTTGAAAGCATTGGAGAAAACATTTGTTCAATCTCTTTTGCTTTAGTTTCTTCCAAGCCGTATTCGGCGGGGTTAATTTTTACAATTTCATTCATGATTTTTATTGTTAATTAATAATTTTTAACCAATGTTAAACTACTGATTTTTATATATCTCCATAGCTTTCAGAATCATTACGATTTCTTCAGGGTCGAGATAATGGTACCTGGTTGAATCGACATATTTTTCTGACATACATTCACGTAGGATTTCATCAGCTGATTTTAAAATCGGCTCGTAAACTAAGTTTTCAATCATAACATGGTATTCTACTATGTCTTCATGTAGGCCAAACCCAGGTATTTCAATTGCATGAACGATAACGTTTGCTTTGCAAAACAAATCAGGCTTATCGATTTCGACTTCGAACCAATCTTCAAAACGATTGTACTGAACAGCTTTATTTATTGCGTGTTCCTTAATTCTTTCTTTCGCAATTTCTATATTCATAGCTACTTTTTTATTGGGCGGTTTAATATTTCTAATGACTTTTTCAATGCTTCCTTGCTTTTATCAATTGATACTTGATTCTTAGCAATGATTTCTTCAGTCCTGTTTAAATATTTCATAGCATTTCAAGATTACCAGTGTCCATTTTGATTGCCTGGCCGGTGAACCCGAACCCGGTTATCATATTACGATAGACATATAGCTCGTTGTCAAAGATGCTTATTTCTGTTTCAATAGCATCACAAAGTTTGTTTAAATATTCGTGTCTTGTTGCGAAACGTTCTTCGCTGCGGGTGTTGTTTGCTAAATTTTTCATGTCGTTGTGTTTTATTAAGTATACGAAGTTAATTAAATTTAGTTACAAAACAAACTAATTATTTTATTATTTTCACCCGAAAACCCCGGCACTTTTTCAAGATACCGGGGCAGCTCGCTAGAATTTAGCGAAACTAGCGGGCTAATTTATTAAATATCTTTTCGCAAAAATCAAGTGAGCAGAATTCGTATCTTGAATAATACGTACGTGATTGGCTATATTCTGCTTTTATTATTCTTGATAAATATTAAACATTTTTATACCAAGACATTTCTGCACCATCTTTATTTTTTGCTTTTTCATTCAAAAAAACATGTAATTCTTTTCCTGAAGTAAAAGTACCTTCAATAGTTTGTTTGTTGTGCATAGGAATTCCAAAGAAGTAGTTTGAATTTCCTGTTTTCGAGATAAGTTTTAAAGTTTTCATTTTGCTAAATTTTTAAGTGAATAAATTATCTTAAACCTGTTTTTTTGTAATTATCTTGTCTATCAGAAAATGATTGGTACATTGCATCTTTACTTGAATAAGCAGGTTTGCCATTTGTTTCTGCTAAAGTTTTTAACATCAAATTTAAAGCGTATTTTAAGCTATGGAAATTATATTCACCATCTTCGCCGCCGGCTATGTCATAAACTTCTTGTCTCTGATCTTCTGTTAGTTTTCTGTTTGCTAAATTTTTCATCTCTTTAAGTGTTTATTTGATTCTTATACGGTCAAAGATATAGTATAGTTACTAATATAACTAATAAAATCATATTTCTTTGACGAATGTATTAAAATCTGTGACGAAATTAACGTCTTACCTTGCCATTACATTTGCAACAAACATTGTTATTATGTACCGGAGAAACGCAGTTACAAAACAATACGCCGTTTTCGCTTGTTGGTTTTCTATAGCCTTTTGGGTGAAATGTTTTCCGGGTGTTGGCTTCTTGCTGCTTGTCGAAAGCTTCCTTATCGAAAAGTGCCAGATATGGAAAAACATATGGCCCAATTTTTAGGGCTTTTATTTTACCGTTATTGCAAAATTTATTAACCAAAACATGCTTTGATTCGGGGGTTACATTTTCTTTAAAGTTTGTCGCTTTAATAAATTCATCCGGAGACACTGGTTTTAATTCATCAAATATATCTTTCAGAATTTCTAGCAAATCTGAGTTGTTTTCGTAATATACTCTTTTCATGTTTTATTTGTTTTTCATTTTATATCTATAATTTCTTAGCCTCGCATAAGCAGCAGTTTTTGAAATTCCTAATTCTTTTGAAACTTCATCATAAGACGGATTCTTCCCGTAAGTAACTATAAAAATATTTACAAAATCAATTGCTTCCTTTTCTTTTATTGTTAATTTTTTGTTATTATCAAAATCATCAGCTATTGAAACAAGTATTTTTTTAACTTTTTCAATAAATTCCTGACTCATATTACTTTCAACAAGCATAGTAATTATTTCGCTATATTTATCAAAAATATCCTGTCCTTTATGTCCCATTATTTTAAAAGTTTAAATGTTATTTCTTTACGTGTTAATTGTCCATTTTTCTTATACGTATCATTATCGCAATGATAACATTTACCAATAGCTTCATAATATGTTAATCCAAATTCTTCAGGTTCATATTCATCTTCAAAACCACATTTTTTACAAATCGCTTTTTCCATTACTAATTAATTTTATATATTCATCTACCCTGTTTTCAATTCCATTTGGCAAGCAACCTAAATTTTCTGAATCATGCCATGTTAAAAAATTAATTAACTGGACTTTTTCATAATCATTTAAATCTATTCTGAGTTTTAAAATTTTAGTTTTACAACCTTCTTTATCAATACCATCTTCATTAATAATTCTTTTATAAGCCTAAATATCAGATTTTAAGCTTAAAATTTTACTTTGTATAAATTTAATTAATTCTTTCATGTTTTTATTTTATGTGAAATTTATTTCATTGTGTTTATTTACCTGTTATGCTTTATGCAGAAAACCGCTCAAACACATGGAATACCAATCTACCATCCAATAATTGATAAGTATTAATATACTTTCTCGTGAAAGTTGAATCACATTCAATTGGGTTTCCAGTTCCAACCAATCAGCCGTTTCTAGTTGATATTTCCAAATTTGTTTATACATAATTAAAAATTGTTTATCATAACTACAAATATAATACATATTAATTACACATCAAACTATTTTTAATAAAAAAACCGAGATAAAATTAATTACCCCGGGCAAATCCCTTATTAAATGAATAATTTATTACACCACCTCTTTAGGCAGCGCATCAAAAATTGCATCAACGACCTCGTATACTACTGGCAACGCCTCCGGATACTTAGCTATAATACTAGCTTTCAACCTTTCAAAACCTTGGTTATCTACTAATGTGATAGCTGGACCATCCATTGCTTCGGCAAGCCCTTGTAATTTAACAAGGTCATCAACTTGTTTTTCCTGTTCGGGGGTTAGAAACCCTTTTCTCGTGTCTTCCATAAATTTTGATTTTTAGTTATACGTATAAAAAACGAAAGTTACAAAAAATTATTCGTTATCTGTTATAAATTCTATCCCTCTTAATAAAAACCTTTCTCCCTTCGCGAATTGATGGGAGTTATAACAATATTTTTTACCTGTTTTGGGATTTATCCGATCGCGATATGAGGCCCTAGTTTGAGCGTTAAGAATGTCGTTTATAATACGTGAAACTATTTTCACCAAATCTTGATTATTTAGCTCCCCATTATGAATTACCTCAAATAGCCTTTCTCTTATAATAGCTGATCTATCTAGTATTTTAGTCATGTGAAATATTTTTCATTGTTGATATAAACAAGTTATAGGGCATTTAAACAATCCCGAACATCGCTCCAAAATTTCCACGTTGGATTTAGATTGCCTGTGTACATCGGAATTGCTTTCAATACCTCTTCGACTGTTAATAAGCAACACTCTTTTATTGTAATAGTATCGTGTTCAAAAGTTGAATAATTTGCCCCCGCATATTCTTGATATTTATATGAGGTTGTCTTTTTAAATTTGGCAAGTAATTCTATTGCCTTATCGCTTGGTGTCATTTTGATTAAAAATAAACGCCCTATAACAATGTATATAGCAAATTGGGGGCGTATTCCAGTTTGCAATATTTGTGCTTTTAATTTACTTTCGTGTGGCTCGATAGGGTAGCACATTTTAATCCCCAACTAACCATACCACCATCGTTATTTGTCACAAACATATGAAATATATTTCACAAAACAAAAAATCCCGTCAAAATAATTAACGGGATAACTATAATTTTTAATAGTAAATTACTTTTCGCTCACACAATTGGTTATCAATTTACCCGCTAATAAAGCGATAGCACCTACTGCTATTATAACAGGGTTCAATGCCGTTACTGTACCAACTATCGTTATAATACCGCTTCCAGTCATCAAACTGTCTCCCAAAATCCTCCAAAACTTTGGCGTTGGCTTGTAAAATGTTTGGCTAAAAGGTAGCCCGATTTGCCTAGTGTCACTGATACTGATTGTCTTGTCGTATGTTCTCATAACTCTTTTAAATTAAGTCCACTTACTAATTTATCCCACGGGAAAATATCTTCAGGCTTGCCTGTACCGGCTTTCACGTCTATTTTTCTTTTCGGGCTTATTGTCGAGTGATCGGTAATATATTCGATTGTCGGGACTTCCGTAACAATATCTATAATCAATTGTCTACAAGCTTCAATTTGTCTATTATCCCAATTTTCAAGATGTATAAAAGAAGGTGGCCCCGCTAGTTCTATACCGATCGAATATTCATTACAAGAGCCGCCAAATTTTTCCGTGTATGAAGTGCCAGCGTGCCACGCCCTGTTTTTTAATGATACCATCTGAACAATTTCTCCATCAAAATTTATGACAAAATGTGCCGAAGCTTTTCTAAGCCCTTTGTTAAATGTTAAAACGGCGCTTGCAAAACTTCCGGCAACCCAATGTATTACAATCATTTTAGGATCTTTTTTCCATCCTAACGATTGAAAGCGGGCTTGAATAAATTTGTATTTCATGCTGAATTTTTTTTAATCCAATTAAAAATCATATCCACGCGCTCAACAAAATCACGTTTGATCATGTCATGCTCGCGCTGGTTGTCTCTTTTTAACTCGCTTATTTCTTTTTCTATCCCGGTTGTTCTTAAATCCATTATATCTATCTTTGTGTCAATATAAGTTTTATAACCTTTTTTAATTCCCCGGCCTATTACCATCGCTGATATTATAATCGTTAAAATGACACTTATAAATTCTATAAGCCTAAAAATGTTAATAGTTTGCTCAACCATAATCGTATAATTGTAAGTAAAATCATTGTTATAATAACGATATACATTGTAAAAGTAAAGTAAAAATCTAAATCAATAAAATCATCAAATAATAAATTTAATGAGCTTACGATTATCAACGCTAAATTACCGCTCCCCAACGATATTAAAGCGTTTTGAATAAAAAATGATTTAACAATTATGGCACTCCCTACAATAATTAATATACTACCGAGTAGAATGCCCCGGTAGTATATAATTTGATCAATTTCCTTTGGCAGCTCTAACTTAAAAGTAATAGTCGCCGAAAATACAAGTAATAAACCTCCTAAAAAAATCAATATTTCTGCGAATTTTCTCATGATTTTTTTGGTGGCGGTTTTGGTTCGTCTTCGTCTTCTGGTACGTTTTTGTAATTTTTCATTGCTGTAAAATTTAATTAATAATTATCTTTTGGTTTTCGTGTTCATTTATAAGTTTATTCATCACTGAATCGATTGAAAAAGGCAGCTTGTAGTAATCCTTATACCTAATAACATCCCGTGGCACATCGTAATATCTTGGCGTAGGCACATCAACTATCTTATAAGTCGTAATAGTGTCGTAAACAGTCACCGTACATGGGTTGCTTTCAAAACTGCCAGACTTACGCGCTATTATATTTTCAGAACATCCGTATCCTTTTTTAGGGACTAGTGTATAATCAAAGATTTTAGGTTGGTTAATGAAAAAACTTTTAATATCATTTTCTTTGAAATTATCCAGTGAAAAATAGTTGTTGTGTATATCGTCACCTTTTGCTGAGCCTTTGAAATATCTAGTAATGCCTTGAGTAAAGGTGTTGTTATATATGGTATTGTTCCAAAGGTTTACCAAGACAAGAGCTTCGGTTTGGCCTTGAAAATAATTGTTGTACGCTTCCAAATTACAAGGGTTTGATCCTTGTTCAAAAAAGGCATTTGATCCATTAATGAAAGCAACATTATAGATCTTATAATTAAGCAAGGGTTTGAAGTAAGCACAAGAATTGCCCATTACTTTATGAGTCCTTGGATCCTCCGCCAACCTATCTGCATTACTACGGCCAATAAGTATACAGTCATGTAAGTCCAATGAGCCCCCTATTATATCCGTGGAGCCAGTGATAAGACAAAACTTATAACCCGTGGATGAATGGTCAAGTATGCTGTGGTGTATTACTATATTGCCCTGCCTAAAAGCAATCTGTATACAGTCACCCCCGCCCGGGCGCATAGTAAAGTAATTTTTGTTTACATTGTAAATATGGCAATAGCTTATATCCCAATCATTTGTGTTTTGGGCAAAAATCCCGTCATCTTCGGTGTTGTATATCTTGGTATATCTTACTATTATTTTAGAATTAAAACCCTGAAATGCCCGGATACCCCATTGAACATCGTGAATGTTACAGTTTTCTATTGTTACTGTTGATGAATCTGATATCAGGATACCGCAAATGGCCACACCCCCGGAATCGGTTGTAATTTCCATCCCTGAAAGGGTACAGGGTACGGTTCCGGATATAACAAAAATTTTACCCCTACCTCCCATCCATACCGTTTTAGTGGCTCCTACGATTTTTGATACGTTTTTTGCTAAAATGCTATTGCGCGTATAAAGTGTGGTTCCAATGAAGTAGTAATCTTTCGATATTTTCTTGTAGGTTTTCAAATCAAGTACCTGCGATTGGCAGATAAGAGATAAAAATATTAAGGTAATTGTTATTAGTTTTTTCATGTTAATTTTAATTTGTTATTACAGTCCAAACCACACCATTACCCGGAGTCGCTGGATTAATTGTTGTGTTTAAATTATTCTTATCTATAATTCCCTGACCGGTTGGAGCTGACGATCCTACGTTAGCATTCAAATCAATCGTTCTATACCCTTCACCGTAGGATGTTCCATCTGTATTTTTAAGATAGGTTCTTACAACTTCTCGATTAGCCCATATATTAGCTAGATAGGTATTTACTTCTGTTTCAGAAAGCACCCATGTAGTTGGGGTATAAAAATTACACAATTTAGGATTCGCTAATAAATTTGCAGGTTTAGTCATTAAAGGAGGGCACGATGCAAAATTCTCTAAACTTGCCAATAATGCGAAGCTACCAGTGATAGATTCATATCCAGAATTGACTGTAAACCACCAAAGATTTGTCATATTAGACATATCACCACTTAATCTAGCTGGTGTCGGTGTGGACTGTACTGTACCATCAATTATTCCTCCGGCAACATACCCCCATGAAAAGTATTCCAAATCAACAAGCGTTGTAATAACTCCTGTATGTTTTGTGACAGCGCAAAATTGTTTAAGTTTAGGAATATTTTCAAAACTGCCGGTAATATTAGCCATGTGGTAATTACCGGGTTCGCCCTGACACTCAAATACCTCAAGCAACAGTAAGCTGTCAGTTGTACCTGTTAATCCACCACCAACTACTATAGGTCTCGACATCCATAATTCTTTCAGTTTAGTAAGTGGAGTAAGACTACCATTTAGGGTATTAGGTCTATATAAATCTTGTATATATTCTAAATTTCCACATTTTGCTAATTCATCAAAATCAATATTCCAGCCAGAATTATTCAACTGAATTTTAATGATACTATCCAAATCGCCAGTTAGTTTTACAATGTATGTAGAGTCGTCAATTAAATATGTTTTTGAAATCCATCGCGGGTCTGTACCTGTATTAGCTATTTTTCTTATCTCACCATCCCCGAAACTTATATACACATTTGAGTTATCCTTAACTATTATGTTAGCCATAGTAGCCATCGTTAGAGTGCCGGCAATTTTAATACTTAAAGAAACGCTCTCTCCGGACATATCAGGATATTTTGGAGAATTAAATTTTCTCCCGAAAGCATTCACCATGTTAGTTTGATAAGAGAAATTATCATTAGTATCCCTTAATATTAAAGCGTGAAGTTTTATATTCGAATAGTCACCAGCTCCCGCCCAACTTGCTAAAGTAAAATTGCTATTGTTAAAGTATCCGGCTCCAAAATTTGCAGATATTTTATTTTGCAAATTAACCTCGTGCGTTGAACCAGCTCCATTAAATACAGTTCTAACAATTGTCGGTGAATCAATTTCAACCTTAAATGCCGGTGCGCCTGATGATGTACCAGCATGAGCGGTAAATTGATTATTGCCAGCCAAACCTTGTTCTATTAAATAAGGACCTAAAGCATTTCTCCATACGACATCATTTGCTGTATATGATTTATGTTCTAAAATAGTATATGCAGTTATAGGCTGTGGAATAGTCATTGGAGCGGTTTTTAAAAAATCATTTGTTCCGTCAAAAACACCATTAATGGGATAAGTAGTTGCGGTATATTGAGTTAAATGATTTCCAGTTACTATTTTTACTTTATTATTAGCATCACATGTCTTTACGGTTCCACAAACGAAAACATCTCCTATTGCACACCCTGTATAAAAAAAATTGGTTTGAGTCGCTGTTATCTCATATACTGCGTATTGAACGATTGCTCCCGAATTTATTTCAGCACCCCTCGCTGTTGAATCTGACATCAAATCCCAATAAATAGGTTCCACTCCATTACCGTAACGTCTTGCGCCTCGTGAATTAGTAGGTTGATACCATGCAACGGTATGTCCATCATCAATTACGTTATTTATTATTGGATTAGTCAAACTTAAATCGCTCGTGAGCTTTACATGTAAATCTTCATCGAAAAAAATTAATGGAAATTCTAATGTTAATGTAAGTATTTTGTTTTCTACATCCCTTTCGATTAAAACGACATTATTATCAGTTACTTTAAAATCTGCGGGTTGTAGGTATGTGTTCGATTCGGTAAATGTTAATATTAATTTATTTGGATTACTATTTTCAACAACGGAACTTTGTAAACTATTCCAGAAATGTTGTAAGGATGTATCAACAGGCACTATTAAAGCCCCTCTCCTTCCATTATGCATATACATAATCGTTTTGTTGTCTTGTATTAAAAAACCTTGGCCAAATCCCGAAAGGCTTAACACCGATAATATTATTATAAATAGTTTTTTCATTCTGTAATTTTTATGTAACCATTATAGAGATAAAAGTCTGTATTACTTGATTCATTCCGTATTTGAAGGATGTACCTATCGTTTTTATCAGCTCCGAAATCGTGGGATTGAAAAGTACCTATCATAAAAGTACCCGTCATTCCCGTAGCTATTTTTCCGGGAATTGGCACATTGTCAGTTATATTAAACCATCGGATTTCGGCAATATTTGTTGACCCTAATAAGTTTATTGTTGTTTCAAAATATAGGGTGTCGGCTGCTCCCTCGTATTCGATGGTATCGTTGTCGTATGTGAATGTTACAGCTTTGTAATTAGTCCAGGTGTTATGCTCTATCCGTAACGGTACCCATTTGTAACGGGTTACTATATTGATAGTATCGCCAAAGCTTGACCCTCCAATAGTGTCGTTACCGGCAGCCTCGTACCATCCGATAAATTTATCATAGGGAAATATGATGTCCTGAATATAATAAGCAGTATCAATTTCTATACTATCGATTATAATTTTATTTGTAGATATACTTTTAACAGCTAAATTAAAAGAATCAGCTTTGATTGAATCTGCTTTAATGACAAACAAATCGTTTGTGCTGGATCCTACAGCAAAGGAATCCGCGATATCAAACACGACATCTGAAATCGAGGCATTTAAATTATTGAAATTCATATTTAAATGATTTCCATTAAACTCGTAGGTTGTGGGGAATAACATTTGACTGTTATCAATAGTTACAGGGTTGGCGTAACCTATTGTTATCTGATCAGTTAAGAATGGCACAAACGCTTTTATTTTATTAGGAGTAAATTTTATTATTGTATCAAAATTCACATCAAATGAAAAAATATTCTGATTTATTCTAAATCTATTTTGAATTGAATTATAAAATGTGCTTATTTCGGCTAAACCTTCAAGGTTATTGGTATTTAAATCAAAAATAGCCGTTACAGTACTATCACCTCCAGTTGTATCTATAACATATACATCGTACGATCCATCAATATTACCGCCATAATAAACTTTTGCTCCAAGCGTATTATATATTAAAGGCTGGCTTGTAGGCGTACCACCACCCGAATGCGCAGCTACATAATCCTGTAATGTTTTAACAGTACATAAAAAATACCGGCCATTAACGGCGTACATTCCAGTCGTGTCTGATTGGATTGCATATACAGTGTCATTATCAATAGTTAGCATAACATCCGCTTGTAGTTCTTTATTGGCTCTTACCTTATCAGCTCTTACTACTGTTTTATTTTGTCCGAACGCTGAAAATAATATTATGTTAAATAGAATTAAAAATATTAGCTTTTTCATATTACTTAATTTAATACAAAGTTAGTAAATCGTCTGAATTTTTGAATGTTAGCCGCGCATTTATATTAATAACATCAGCATTTTCCGTGTCCTCTGATGTTGGGTTAGCCTCGCATATACATTCCATTCCATTAAAAAGGATTGAATCACACCTTAATTGTTTTTCAATTGTCCTTTTATATCTTTTTTGAATATCGGTAAACGTCACATCAATACCGCCGTAATCTTTTGAGTTTAGCATATTAGTCCCTGAATCAACTTTAAATACTGAATTTTCCTGTTCTCCATCTGATTCCTTAAATATGGCTGTGTAATATGCTTTATAGTACCTATTCCAAACCATACCCATATTATTTACAGAATTTTTAAATTGTAACTCAACTAACTTTTTGGATGTCGATAGGTTTTCGTTTACATAAAAAGTGTCAGACCGTAATACGAGATACTTAATATAATTATTAGGAAACGTTTGAAGAACTCTAGCATATAAATAATAAAGCCCTGAAGTAAGTGGTGTTGTTGAAATTTGAAAAACGGGGTAACCTACCCATCCTACAGGGGTTATTAGTGTAACCGTACAATTAATTATTACCCCATCATCTTTTATTAATTGGCACGAAACCTCGCTTGGTAATGATTGGTGAGATGCGTGAATTTGAAAATATAATGTTTGATTAACAACCCAGTCCGGATAAACGTTTACAGGATTTTCATGAGGTTGGTACTTTTCGCCCCTTGACATTAAGTCAAAACGAGGCATTACAGTATCATAATCAATTACGCCTGAATTTAGAGGCCATAATCGTAAAGGGTTAACCCTTGGTATTTCAAATGTAAAATTGCTCATCTATCTATATTAGCTGTTAGTCCTGTTACTTTCGCTGTTTTTTCAAAATCCTGCACATCAAAGTTAGTAAAATAACCGTAATGTACCAAACCTATATCATCGGTGCATTTATAATACCCATGCGGGTTTGCTCTTATTTCTGTAAGTTGATCTGTTTCATCATCTTTTATTAAATCTGTTTCAAATGTTTGTTGTTCAGGATAAAAAAATTGTTTGCCAAGTTGAAATTCAGAAAGGTTCTCATTCATGCTTCGTTGATGACTTTCGTAATAACTAGCCGTTATGTTTTTTGTGTTACTTGAAAATTTTAAAGCCCCATTTGTTTCTTTCCAGAAAATACCACCTAATATACCTCCGTTTCGTTTAATATTTTCCCTGGAAATATACCTGCCATTATAATATTGTTCTATCCCTTCAAATCCTAAAATCCCATTACTCCCAGGAATAACAGAAGAGCCATCGGTAGCGGTCATAAAAATATGCGAATCAAATTTGGTATCTTTACCACCATCTGAGTAATATTGCATTCTGCGGGTTGTTTCAAAAGCGATAGAATCTAAATGAAAAGGCACTACTTGATTTATTTGTGTTGGCACTTCAAAATGAGTATTCCAATTTGTTTTTAAATTGAATTCTAAAACCCCTTGTTCTACTCCTTCATAGTCACCATCAGAATTACATCCTGAAAAAATTTGGTTATAATATTTATAGGGCGTACTTTTAAAATTTTTAACTTTTCCAAAATCAACAACCAACACATCCTGATAAGCATATTCTAACTGTTCAATAAAAAACTTTTGAGTTGTTGAATCCCATCCCATCATTAAGCCCTCAGCAAAAGAAGCTGCGTTAAATAAATCAATAAATTTAAGGATAATGCCTTTATTTGGAAACCCCCTTAAATCAAAACCTGACAGGATAACCGTGTCATCTATAATATTAGCCGGTATATAAACACTTGATAAACAGTCGTTAACACTTGTTATTAATCGTAAAGATTTTAAAAACGCATCGTAAATTTTTACTGTCGGCTCCGTAGTATTGCCGAATGAATTGCTTCTTTCATATAGCCGATGGTCGCCAGTAATCATGCTGAAATTATTTAATGTGGCGGTTGAATATATCTCTGTAACTATTTTATAGACCATGAATCCACCGGGCGGTATTGTGACGTAAGGAATTTCAAAATCAACAACCCCTGTTTCAACTCCTGAACCTACTGCTGCTGTTTTTGTTAAAATTATGTCACCATACAAACGTGTAAAAGTTGAATTGTAAATATCTATTAAAATATTTAGCGTAATAGTTCCAGTTCCACTACAAAAAGGTTGAAAATACCAATTAAAATTAGCCGTGAACTTTACGTCCCTATTTTCTTCCGAATTATTTATATATATTTTACCAGCTTCAGGATCATCAAAACGAGCCCTCCCTCCCAGCCTATTTACAAGCATATCTACAGGTAATGGATAATCTGTAAATGTTCCAACAACTTCATGGTAAATTAAAAAAGCCGGCGTTGTTGTTTGGGCCATCAAATAAATATCAATTCCTGGAAAAAGTATATTCGTTTTAGAAATATCTGTAATAGTGGTACCATCAACAGACACATTCTTTGTTATATCTAATTCCAAAGAATCCCTGGTCATTAGTTTTTTTACTGAACCTTGTTGAATAAGGTTTGCAGAAATAAAATATACATTGTCGGTATAATTACTTTCTGAAAAATCAACCTTATAATTCATCAGGATATCAAAGTCATTTGTTGCAGGGTTCTTTTTATAAACCTGGCAAGTAACATTTGCTAGAATTCCATTACTATTATAAGCAGACCTTAATAATAACCCCCCGCCTCCTGTTTTACAGGCAAAATCTAACGACAAAGTAACAGCTTCGAAGATACCGTGATAAATTTCTGAGCGTGTTAATGAAAAACCAGTCTTGGTTATCCCGTTTGGATTGTCATGAATTATCTCGCTTACAGAGGTATTGACATTTGTTAATTTTACAATATATTCCCGGTCGGTTTCTTTGTCCCAATCCTTATAAGCTTTATAAGTCCCGAAATTTGATATAATAAAAGCCATTAGTGTATAAGCCCCCTCACCCGCGTACGTGTACGTTCTTCTTTTATTAGCGTATATACTCCATCCCTATCAACTCCGCTGATTACCTGCGGGCGTGAGAGTAATTTTTTTATTTCTTTCAGTTCCGTGACGGTTCCATCCTTAGATATAAGCTCTTTTGCTTTCTTTGTTTCAGGAGAATAAGCCGGGAATATTTTTGTTTCTTCAGGGAAAAACACTTTGGATTCTCGTTCTGGGGTTAAAAACATTCCTGATTTAGTTATAGCAAGTTCGGATCCTTGTTCAGAAACCTGGGCAAATGTACCTTTTTTCGCTGTGCCTCCATGTTTATATTTAGGCATTTCTTGACTAGCTATTATTCCAGTTTCAATAGCCCCTAATATACCCACTGCTATGGCTTGAATTGGATTAGCCAATGAAGCGGTAACAGCTAAAGCGGTATTTATGATTGACTGAACTATGGCATGCTTATGCTCTGTTTTCCATTGTTTTTCTTTTAGTTTATTTTCTTGTTTCTGGTATTTCTCTTTTATTTTAGCTGTATCTTTTCCTGCTTTTTCTGCTGCCGCTATTTCTGCATCTCTTTTAAAATTAAGCTTATTCATCTCAGTATCGATATCCTGCAGCTTTTTTTGAGATAATAACCCTTCTAAATCACCAACGGCATTAATGGCAAATTGAAAATCCTCTATTATTTTTTGCTTTTTATCTTGTGCGTCTTGAAATGCTTGCACATCAGCATCCAATCCCTTTTGGGTTTCTTCTGCTTCTGCTTCTAATAAATCCTTATGGGCTTGTTCGGAATAATCATTCATCTGATCCTCGATATCTTTTTGAAGATCGGCAAATTCTAAATCGGCTTTATATGAATCTAAATCCCATTTTCTTTTTATTTCAGTTGCTTTATTAATGGAATCTTGAAAATTCTTTAAAAACTCATCTCTTACTTTTTCATTACTAATGATTTCTTCTTTGTTCGCTTTTTCTTTTATTTTTATATTTTCATCGATAAGCGAATTTCGTCTAGCATTAGTTCTTTGTGTTTTTTCGTCCGCTGAGGCTAAAGCATTGTAATATGTTTTATATAATTGAGCTAATTCATCTAATTTTTCTTTATTTAAATCCGTGTATTTAGCCCTCATTTTAGAAAAAGCAACAACTTTTTCATCGGCGTTCGCTACATCATTTAATATTTTCGCATATACTTTTGATTGGCTCATATCCTGCCCTTGATTTATTAATTTTTCTATAGCGGCCTTTTCCTCAAGAGCTTTATTATAAACATCTGCTTGATCTATTAAATCTGAATTTGATTCATAATTAAGTAAATTGTCTTCAATTATTTTTTTTGTTATATCTTTTGAATCTGCATATTCCTTTAATTTTCCTTTCAATGCTTTCTCCGCTATATCCGTAGTTGTATTTGCTAGTTCGTTTTCTTTTTTAATAATAAAATCAGCAGCGGCTATTCTTTCTTTGTTTGATTTTCCAACATCTCTTAATATTTTTAACTGCGCCTGCTTAACAACATTAAATTTTGACTCAGCTATCCCTAAAGCGCGCGATCTATCTTCTAATTTATCCATCAATTCTTCGTATTCAATAGCGGCACTTATCGCTTTATCCATGTTTGATAATAAATTTGAAAAATCACCTTTACCAATCGACGTGAAAAACGCATCGGATGCTGCTTTAGCCCCAGCCATAGCTATAGCCCATTTATCTTGCAGTACATCCGATGAATTAACAATTGATGTACCAAACTTTTTTAAAACAGCAATAGAGCCACCTATTGCCCCAGCTATTAAAGCAAACTGAGTTATGCCACCCCTAACCGCTCCGGTTAATTTGTTCATAAACCCGGTATGTTGTTGGGTTATATTAGCTTCTGCTTTGGCTGCTGTAACTGCTTTTTTTCTAGCATCTGCAAGCTTAACCTGCTCTAATGTTAATTTTTTCCCTGCCTCTGTTGATAACTCTTTAGCTTTTTGCGCTAATTTTTCGACTTGTGTATTAAGTTCCGTTTGTCTTTTTAATTCCTTTTCTTTTTCGGTTAAGTCCTCAGTTGTCTTAGCCTGCTTTTTTATAACGCCGTCTACAGATACAATGTTTTGGGCAATATCATTTAATGCCTTATTAAGCGGCATCAATACTGCCATTAACGCTTTTACCGCCTCTTCTGTTTCTTGAAATTTTGGCATTATGCTGATTTTTTATATTTTTCTTTTAATCGATTTTCCCAGGCCACAAATTTTGATACTGAAATATTGGGGTCAATAGTTATTTTAAATGCCTCCTCAATTGGTATACACATTTCTTCAAATGTATGTGATTTTTTACCCTTCAATTGCGCTTCGCGTAGTTCTTTTACCTGGTCGCTGAACTCTCTTTGTTTAATGGCCCGGTCTATTTCTTCAAATGATTGGTATTTTAAAGAACATTGCTCAACTGTTTTTAGGGCTTTTTCTGGTGAATTTTGGAAAAGAAACCTAAGAGAGCGCATATTTTCAAGGTGTAAACTTTGGTTTAACTCCATACCCTTATCCTGAATTGCTTGTCCGAATACATTCCCGCCTTTTATTTCTTCGTATTCTTTCATGATTTTAGGATAAATATCGTAAAGTTCAGAATCAAAGTAATCGTCAGGCCAATATTCATCAATCAGTAGATACCTGATTTCTTTTTTGTTTAGGAGTTTCAGGAAACGCCTCATTGGAAGTGTCTCGCAACTCCTGTGATAACCTAATTTCTTCAATGACTTTGCCTTGTCCATCTTCAATGACAACCGCTTTCCGGTTATTAAATATTTTATATTCATATTTTCCTCCCAGTAAATTGTAGTCTCTTTTTATCCCATCGTTAGTTACGTAGAAGTTTTGCCCTTGGCATCCGTGCGCCTGCTGTATTGCAAGTACTTTTAACCCGTCAATTTTATTCATTTCATTAATTTTTTATCGATTATTAAAGATAAATCAGTATCAATTTGCTCGCAAAATTCAACAGTATTTACCCCGAATATTTCAGGTGTAAATTGTTGTTGAAGTTTTGCCTCTTTTGAATCAGTGGATCCTATTTGTAAATTATCGCCCTGTACTTTAGCGTAGAAACCTTCATGAAATTCGCTTGTTAGCTTTAAGTCTGCGTATGGAACCGATTTACTGCCTATTGATTTTTTATATTTTGCATAGTCAGGATTCGTATAAGTATCAGTTCTTTTACCATCCGATAAAAATCCTTTCGATAATTGAATTGTATTAAGGTCTGCCAGCTCAGGTAAGTTCTGGCTGGCAGCCTCAATTATCAATTTTTGGGCATCTAGGCTTAAAGCGTTCGATATGAAGTTTTCTATTGTCATTATACTGCTGCCACTACTGGTGTTGCATCAGAATAATAAGGGCTTGTAGCGGTTGCGTTAAGCTTTACAGTTCCGCTTGTTATAGCAGTACCGACAATAGTATAGCTACCGAGCGTTCCTACAACAGGCGTTACTGATACGACAGGGTCTGAGGTTCCGTTTGCTTTAGTTAATGAAATTTCAGCAGCTACGGCGTTTTCATAAGGCACTGTTATTCCAGTTGTTGGATCCGAATAAAAAATCGCAGCAACAAAGGTAAAAGCGGAAACAGTGCCTGGTGTGATGGTTAGCTTAGTCAATGGCTTAATACCATCTACTGGATACCAAGGTATTGTAGCGGCTGCAAGTTCTGACCCAACCAAATAGAAAGGTGAACTATTTATTTCGCTTACTGATTCGAACTGAATTTCTACGCTAGAATACGCGAGGTCCTCCAAAGCAGCGGGTACTTGTATCGGATTGGCGTGAAAGTAAGAAACTTTCAACCCTCTTACTATTGTACCATTGGTTGTGCCGAGTACATTACCGCCTGACATAGCAAGATAAGCGCGATAAGTCTTATCATTATAGGTCATCAATAATCGGTGCTGGTCAGGAGACAGTAACATAAAAAATTTCATGCCCACGATCCCATCCTTTTGGTAAATTGACCTTCCATAAGGAGTGGTTACGACAGTAGCTTCAGTACTTTTATTTTCAGCGTTATCTATCCTGGCGAGCGGAAATATCTCATTATCAATAATTCCTTGCGTCCAGTTAGTCAATAACTTAGCGGCTGCCTGAGTATCAAATTGCTGACTTTCAGAAGTTAGTATAAGCCGTTCAGTAGCTCTCAGCAAGGGTCCTGTTATGCATCCACCATTGCCAATTTGTTGAGGTTTGTTAGCGCATGCGCCTAAATTTCCCATTTTGTTTAATTTTTAAGTGTATAAATCTACTTTGATAAATCGTGTTATAGTTATTTTTCCGCTTAATATTGTTACATAAACGTTTGTAATGGCGTAAAAAGGATAGTTTAAAGTAAAATAACTGCCTTTATTAACAAGTAATATAGTTGTTTCTTCAACCAACTCATCGCCCCCAGCAGTAAGCCCTATCTTAAAAGTAGTATCTTCTGAACATTTCACAGCAAATCCTTCCAATAAACTATCGGCAGGCATAGGGAAATTATAAGATGTTGTTTTATCTAAGTCAATAAAATTTAATGAGGAAAGAACTAACGATTCCATTTGCCCCTCCAAAATAGCTGCTCGTAATTGCAGAGCAGTTATTTTATCATTTTCAGGTTTAACAAAATCAACAGCGGTTATATTGCGATCTGCATAACCGCCACTTTCAGAACCTGGGGCCATAACCCCAAGAACTGTATTCGTTCTGTCGGATATGTATGATTTTGATGTTTGTTTTACGTCTGCCATTTTTTCGTTAATTTAAAAAAATACGATTGTCCCCATTTAGCCAAGTCCTATTATTATCATCTAACCATACTTGGTTTGATGTTACTACAATTGATACATTAAATGAGTATCTTTTGCCTCCAATGTATAGCGTGGATTGAATGCACAATGTGCCTGTTGTTGGTTGAGCTGAAAACCCACTCATGACATATATCCCGTCACCAGGTATAAATGTTGTGAAAGTAAGATTTCCATTGGTATCATCGGTAAAAGTTAAATCATTAGCGGTTATGGTACTTATATTTTGATCAAGATATTTCGCCCGCATCGTAATACTATCAGTATTATAAGTGAGTGAAATGTTAAGAACTAGCCTATCCATCTGAGCGGGTGACCAATCCATTTCTTTTTCATACCCGTAAATATTAAGCTCATCGGTATTTGAAAGCTCAATAAGTATGTCCGAATTACCCGTACTGTTAAGCATTCCAAAAAGTATCTTTTCAAGTTGAAATGTGGATACCGAAAAACCTCTTACCATAATACCATCCGTACTTGTCCCGCGAAGTATATTTTTTGAGGCATAGATAATCCGGATGTCCCCTTTTATTTCACTGATTATCTGATGATAATCCAAGGAGAAATCATATTTTATTTTATGCCTATATTTTCCGGCGTTTGTCTGATATGTGAAATCTTGCTTTGATTTATTATAAGCAGTCGGATCGTCTTGTGGTTGAAAGTCTGAAATTGAATGTATAGGAAAAATATTGATACCGAGCTGCGAATACCAATAATCTGCATCCTCAAAATTAGCTATAGAAAAACTAAAAGATGCAGGCGTAACAAAAATACTTTCTGCCTGCGAAAACTTATCATGGTTTAACTCGAAAGTTCGCAGGGTATCAGGAATATTATTTTTGTTAATTATTGACATACGTATGTTTTGTTTATCTTAAAGTCTTTAATTTTTATTTCAATTGCATCAACAAAGTCATCGAGCTGGTTTTGGTTTTTTTCCATGTTTTGTAAATAGTACATGTTCTGGCAAGTGTGCTCTATCCTTCCAAAATCAGTAAGTATATAAGGCGAATTTTTTAATCGTTCAAATAGTTCATCTTTTAAAGGGTATAAGATTGCGTCATATATTTGCGTTTCACGTTCCAATGTGCTTAAACCTTTCGGGCATCTATCAACTATATACACACTCAAATCAGATTCAGATATAGCGTTTAAATTATCAATATCTTTGTTCTCAACATAACCAGCAGAGACCATAATGAAAGGATAACGAGCAGCAGCCAATGTTTGGTCACGGCCTAAATCTTTAAGATTAGAAGCGATTTCCGGCCAATAGCCAAACTGATAATGGCAAGTTAGTGTAAATTGCGCTACAATTTCCTCGAATAATTTATATGGTTTGCTTTTCCTTATCATATTCCGAATGAGTTTATCTCTTCAATTTCTTCATGTGCGAATCCTTCAAAATATAGCGGGTCAATTGAATTTTTGTAGTTAACATAATTAACTACCTCATAATACAACCTAACCATTTCATTCCATATTCTTACTTGTTTGCCAACATTAAACACCAGTTCGCCGTTTGTTGATGTACTGCGAGTTTCTCCCTCCGGAGTAGAACTACTCATTTCTAAAGCCTGCCATTTACAATACACATAGCAAGCTAGCATTCTTTTTAACCCCGGATATTTAAATTTATAATTTTCATAAGTGTAATAAGCGGTACCTGGCGTTATCAATTCAGTCCATTTAGGTTGTACTACAGGAGGCGCGCCAACAGGCGTATCTAAGTAAGCATATAGGTTAATTCCAAAAAGTTTAGTAAATAAATCTTCTTGTAAAATAGTTATATAATAAGCTATTTGAGCTTGTCCACCAGGGCTAGCGTGCAAGTCTAAATTTAAATCACCCGTAAAATCCGTATATGCTATTAAGTTTGTCATAATAATAGGGAGAGCCGAAACCCTCCCATTTTTAAATTAGTATCTACCCAATAGAATAACCTTCATCCACGATTTTTGAGCTGTTGCCGGGGCAACCCAGTCAAATTTTAACCACGCCCAATTAAAATCAAGGTAATCAGAATCACTTAATACCGCTGTTGCTGTTGCTGTATTGCTATAAGCAACGGTATCAATACGGGTCCAATTTGTCCCATCCATAGAAGCTGACACAAACAGATTGTTAGTGACTGTTCCAGAAACTTTAGTTATTGTAACCTGTGGCTTAAAATTCATATAGCCATCACCCCTTACGCGGATCACCTGAGTTACTGTAGCTGATGCAACTAGCGTATCAGTAGTAGTCCCCCAAAAGTATATATAGTCTGGTGCATTGAAAGCAGCCGGGGCGGTATATACTGTTTTATTTGGCATTTTTTCTGGCAAATACCATTGTCCGCTAACTGTTAGCGAAGCAAATACAAATAATATTAAAATAATTTTGTTTTTCATTTTTTTACTGTTTTAAAATTGCTGAACCTTTCTTAATCAAATTGTTAGCTAATATTGAGCTAACCGTATACTCCTCACCTTTTTTCATATAGCCGGATCCTGTACCTATTATCTCGACCAAGCCGAGTTTAATGTCGGCTTGGTCTGAGATAATATTATCAGTTTTTATTTTCCTTGGTCCACCCATTATGCACCTGCTATTTTCAATATATCTTTCATTGCTGTGATATTAAGAGCTAGCCAAGATGGTTTTGCCATGGTAGGCAATTGAGTTACTGAGAATATCTCACCAATAATGGTATATTCATTTTCAATCAATTGATCAGCGTATTGTCCGGAGCGCAAAATAAACGCGCCGTGTTGTTCTTTGATGGTTTGTTTTGTTCCCAAAATCAAAGTTCCGGCTGTTATTTTGTTAGACAAAGTAAGGTTCAACCCTGCAAATCCATCGCTAAAAGGATTTATTTTATAATTTCCATTCGCATCCTGTGCACCTTTTATAGCCCAATAATCACCAGGATTCATTAAAAGCTGGTCGTAGTTAGAGTTATTATCGGACCCCCAAGCCATACCGGCCATAATTACACCATAAACATCAGGACTAACCTGAGTGCCATCAAGTGCGCTTGAAGTATAAGCACTTGCATAAGCTACTACTTTAGCCAAAACCGCATCCTGCCAAACTCTAAGCACGTCCTCTTCGAACATAGCAATAACTTGCTGTAATAATTGTTCGAAATCGATCTCTGTTTCCTCTGTGTACTCAATTCGCCCTGCATATTTTTCGCGATAGAAATACTCACGGGCAAAAGTTTTTGAAACTAAAGGTTTAACAGCACCCTCAGCAACTAAAGCTGGCGCGCCTTTATCGCTGGTTGTTTCATATTTCAAAAACATTGACTGAGGCACCTTAGCAACCTGACGGCTGTTAATGGCATCCAAAATAAAATTCTTTGGATATTGAATAACCATTACTTCAACATCTTCAAGAAAGTTGTCTGTTGCTAATGCCACGGTTCCAGTCACCATTGTGGTAGATGTCATCATAGCAGCGGCGCGCTTAGCCTGAAATTCAAGAGCCCAATGTTCTTTTGATTTTGCAGCTCTTTGAATAACTTCTTTGTTGTCCTCTAGGGCTTTGCGAAGTTTAAATTTGTCGCTAGCGCCCAAACTCCTTTTTGATTGATTTTTAATAGCATCAATCTCAGCGGCAAGATTACGAATAATTCCGGCGGCTGTTTGACCTTCATCAAACCCACCAAGAATATTAGTAATACCTTCTAATTCCTTTTTTCGGGTCACGCTATCAGCGGTGAATGCTTCCTCAACCGCCTGACCGATAGAACCGAAAAAAGCTAATTCCTGTTCATCCAATTCCTTTTTAGAATTTGAGCGGATGATTTTCAAAAAATCGTCTTTTCTCATTGTTAAAACTTTTTAATTAGTGAATGTATAAAACTATCGGGCTGTGGTTGCGGCTCACCTTTCAGTTGCTTTTCCAATGCCCTTTTAACTTCAATTTGTGCGCCTATGTCGTTAGGTACCGGAGCAAAAGATAAACTTTCCGGAGTCCATAAGCTGGCTTCATAGGTAGGGATCTTCCCCGCCTCCCTCTTTACCTCGTAGTTAGAGATTGACCCCTCAATACTAACTGTTTTAATTATTCCGGTTTTTACATCCGAACGTAACGCCTCATCAGCTCTAGCGCCAAACTTAGCGCGTATAACTATTCCCCTTTCGGTAAAGTCATACCCAACGGTAATGCCTAATACTTTAAGAGCTGATTGATCGTACGGATGATTATCAAACAATGGTAGGCCAGAATCAAGCCTACTTGAATCAATGCTTTCTTTACCCGTTCTAAGCACTTGATTAAAATACTCTCCGTTTTCGTACGAATATCGCAACTGCCCATTTTCGGACGGTACGGCAACAGCCTCAAAGTCGTAACCCTCACCATCAACGGATGTTATAAGGGCGCGACATATTTGGTTTTCTTTATTTTTATCAGTTGTTTCCATTTTATTGGGTAATTAAATTAGCCTCTTGTTCTGTTAAACCAAAAATAACTATCAATGTATTTTTTTTCATTTGCTGTGTCATGTTTTGATCTACTAAAATAGCCTGCATGGCCTGGGTTCCTCCTACTCCTAACTTTACAGCGTAAGGTGTTTTTGTCATGTCAAATATTAATTTATCGCCGCCTGTTATTGGCTCTTCTCCAATTTCTTCGAGGAATTTATTATATGTTATAAATCCCTTTTCGTATTCAGTTGTAAGATTTGCAAGTTTTTTTGTCTTTAAATCTTCCAGATCCGATTCATTTTGGTTCAAACACGACACGTTTGATACATCTGCTTTAATAACATAACCGGTTTTATCAATTCCAAATAATTTTGTTAGGTTTTGTTCGACCGTGGAAACCATATTTAATATCCCGTTTTCCCAAACATTCGCCTCTGCATTTTCTTGGTTATCATACGTACTTTGGTCTTTACGAGGTACAAGAACAGGCGGTATTTGAAATATGCCTGCAATTTTAATTGAGCTTTCGAGGGTTTCATCCAATGGAAGTAATTCAGAAATAGTTGCCAGTGTTTTTACAAACTCAATCGGAACCCCGGAAATACCCCATATATTTTTTTTGCCGGTTAACCCGTTACGGTTGTTAATATCATCAAGTATCTTTTGACGATTCCCGATATCGTTCATAATAGCCTCCATTTGCATTGAATCGGCGGTATTTGATGAAGATTTACGAGCCAAATAACCAGCCGCCCCATTATTCGCATACACATTATAACGAGCTGAGTATACAGCGAGTAAGGTATCAATAGATTTATTAGCCGCAAATTGTGGGGACTTTGAAAATATTATTGAATCATTTCTTTTGCGAGATGAATAGTTGTGGATTTTTAGGCTGTTAAGTTTTAGATATTTATTCGTATAGCCAGATTCGCAATATTGAGCGCGCTTTATTGCCGAAGCGTAATCTATAATTTCGAGTGTCGATAAGTTATTGTACTCATCCAACGTTAGATAGTCAGGCCTTAACACGTCCCATCTTTCGATATTGTTTACGGATAGCGGCTTATCTGAATAAGCGGAAGGGGACTGGATGTAGTTTGAGGCATTACCATCTGATAGTAAGCTGAAAACGTATTGATAAACCAAGTCACTATTTGAGTATAACGGGTTTATTAATGTCACAAATCGGATCAATTCAGTGTTAGTTACCTCTTCACCTGATTTATTAGCAATAAAAAATCTTAGCTTGGAAATCCTGTCTGCATAAAAATCTATTGGAAAAAATAATTCAGCTACAGAATTAGCCAGAATAAAAGCATTTCTGTCTGTGAGTTTTTCAGGGATAATAATGTTGCCAATGCTTCGAATGTCCCAGTTGTCGTACTGTTCGTTATTACCCTCAACAATTGAAATGCCTAAAATGCGCTTTAATCTGTCTAACATTAGCTAAATGTTTGGGCAAATATAGCGCATTCTATTTAACATAACAAAATATTATGTTAACTATTATTATGTTAAGTAAAAAAAATAACTACGGTTAATCCTTTAAATTTCTTTGTTAATAATTATCATTTTCGCCCCCATTGATTTAATCAATTTTTCAAGGCTACCCGATTTAATTTCATGACCATTCTCAAAACGCCAAATTGCAGCTCGGTTTACTCCGCTATCTTTTGATAATTGCACCTGGGTTATTTTGTTCCCCTTACGGTAGTTTCTGAATTGAATTGATAGAGTCATTTTTATTTATTTGATATGAGTTTATGCATTCTCTCTATTTCCATTTTTCTTTTATTGTAGAAATCAAACTCATAAAGGTATATATACTTAAACTCTTCATTCATTATTGATTTCTCAATAAAATCACAATATTCAGTCATAACCTTAATAGTATCACCTTCGGAAAAACTTAAATAGCAAGCTAAGGCATCGGAATCTTCCAGACCGCCATATAGCAACTTAGTTTCTACTATTTGCTTTTTAGTTTCATTTACAAAATATATGTTTACGCTCATTTTTGTATTGTTTAATAAACGTTTATAGACGATTTGCTACAAATATAATACAATTAATTAACTTACCAAATAGTTTATTTATAAATCTGCTTATAATATTTCGTTTTGATAATGTGGGCAGCCAAACAACAGGAATCAATCGCATCTATCTTGTGTTTATTATCTCCCTCCTTCTGATAGCTTGTGAGGTCGGTTATGTATAGTTTGTATTCAGGGTTGCTTTCATAGCTTTTATCAAATATAAAGAACTTCTTAACGAACTCATAATGTGATTGTATCCTTGTTTCTTTCTGCACTTTTGAATTCCAAGGTATTAGTTTTTGATTGTCTAAAAGAATAGGCTTAACCAATAACAAAGCAGCCAGGCCCACCCCGTTAACCTCAAATATTAGGTTATCGATTCCGTATTCGTGAGACTTTTCAATAACACGGGGCGCGTTCGCCTCGATTCCTGCGGTGTTATGAATAACATCTTTAACAAAGCAACATATTTTACCTTCTATTTCAGCAACATGGATAAATGGCATACTAAATTTGTCACCTCCCTTATCTGCGGGATCACCAAAAGCAACCCTGTATATTATATTTTCTTCGGGAATGTTTGATGTATCGGCAAAGGTTAATTCACTTAAAGGCAATAGCCTGCCTTTTGGATTAAGCGGATCCTGCATGTACTCAGCATTCCATACACTTTCATCAATGGTTTGTTGTATTTCTAAATATTCAGGGGTTGTCTTTACATCCTCACAAAATGAATTACCATCGATTAAAGCGGGTATTTTTATATTTATATCAATCTTACCTCCATCAATAGACTCTCCTATTATGTCATTCTTAACCCATCTTGTGCCGATAAATATTTCCGGGCAATTCTTTTCCTTCCTGCTATCGTGCGCTGATTCTTTCCACATTCTAACAAAATCAATCCTATTTGAGCTTAAGGCATCTTGCATAGACTTATATAAGTCATCAGTAATAGCAAGGTTTGCGCCAAATCCTATAATAGTACCGCCAACGCCTGCGCCAAAATAGGCGCATTGTTTAGAGGTTTTTAGGTTCCATCCATCAAGGTTTTGTTTATCCACTGCGAGTTCTATATTTGGGAATACTTCTTTAAATTTTATGTTTCGAATTATAGCCCTAGTGTCATAACTAAACTTATCATAAAGTGTTGATGTACATGTATTCCTCATTACTGATAATTCGGGAAATGTAGTTAACCAATATGCTGAGTATAAGGATGTAATATAAGATTTGCCAGCTCGTGGAGGCATAGATACAGAAACCTTTAACGCGTTCCCGTTTTTATATTCGTCTATAACATATTGAAAAGCGATAGCTATATCCTTTAAAAATCTCCTCTTATCGTGAAAGAAATCCCAATCGTAATAACAACAAAAAGCCCAGAAGTTTCCCCGGGCTGCCTGTCTTAATATTGGCTTTATTTCGTTATAGTCTATCAATTATTTTATCGATTTGTTCGGGTGTAAACTTCTGTTCTGGTATAAGAGGATTGTCTCCGTCTCCCGCAATTTCTAATTTTTCACCGTATTTTTTAGGAAACATTTTTGATAAAAACCATTTACGAGTATCAACTTGTAGTTTTCTATGGCCTAACATATCGCCTTTTTTTTCTTTTGTCCTGCCATTATCATCTATTTCTATAACTATACCTTCGATTGGAGTATCAGCAATTTCAATAGCTTCTTCAAATATAAAATCAGCTCTATCAGTACACGCGCGCGCATATTGCTTACTTTTGGTTTCATCTAAATCAATCCACTCATAGAATGTTTTTTGTGGTAATTCATTTTTTAAACATGCTTTTCTACAAGATAATCCACTTGATATAT